CACTCGCCACATCGAGTCAGGCGACGAGGAAACTGGCGCCTATCTTATTGGACACTATGACCCGCGCATCCGCGCAAAACTGAATAAAAAACCATGAGCATCAAATACCGAGGAGAAACATTCACCGGATACAACAAACCCAAGCGCACACCGGACGGCCCCAAGAAGTTTGCCGTGCTGGCCAAGTCAGGAGACCAGACCAAGTTGGTCCGCTTCGGCGACCCCAACATGTCGATCAAGAAGGATCAGCCGGCGCGCAAGGCCAGCTATTGCGCCCGCAGCGGCGGCATCAAGGGCACGGGCGACAAACTCTCGGCCAACTACTGGAGCCGCAAGGCATGGAGCTGCTAATGAAAAAGGGACTCTACGCCAACATTAACGCTCGCAAGGCCGCTGGCACCAGCCGGCCCAAGAGCAAGTCAACCGTCAGCCCGAAAGTCTACTCCGACATGAAGGCCAAGCGCGGAGGATTCAAGGCCAAGTGACATTCACGCCCCTTCTCATCACCACCATCTGCTACCTGCTCACCGCAGTGGGCTTTTACCGTGAGGGCAACGCGGGCCTCGCCGTGGCCTTTGCTGGCTATGCGTTTGCCAACTTTGGCTTCCTTTACATCACCGTGAATGGCCAGCCCTGACTTTATGGAGAAGTATCGAATTATGACACCGGAGATTGAGGCGATAGACCAAGAGATCATGCGCCTCAAATCACTGCGCGCCAGCATGGTCGCCAAAGCCGCCAAGCGCAAGGCCGACGCCTTGTGCGAGGAGATGAGGAAGCGCAAGGGCAAATGAATCTTTTAGCAGCAGTCAAAGGTATTGCGCCGGCAGGAGGCATTCGCCCCGCTAGTCACATAACCGCCAGCTTCGTAAGCGCAACAAAAGCGAAGCCTGCTGCCCATTATTTGGTTCCAGCCATCCTGAGCATTGCTCTTGGTAGGCCTACTGGCGCCATAGCTGCGGTCATTGAGGGGCGTCTGGAAATATCTGGGCGTAGCGACCTGAGCCGTAGCTCCACTTTGTCTGGGCAGCGCAGCAAGACGGATGAGCGCCACATCGGGAGACAGAGGTTCGGCCTCAGTCCGAGAACGGTGGGCGCCACATCGAGGTCGGGAGGGCACCGTATGGTGAGCCGCGACCTTGGCAACCCGTGCGCTGAAAAGGTGAGCGCTCACCGTTCCCGGCAAAACAAAGGTGCCGCCTCGCTGACAAAAGCCCATGGGGCTTTTCGCAAGATAGGCGAAGCGGTCATGGCTTCTGAACCGGACGCATGTGCCGGTGTAGGAAGCCCCCGGCAGGGAACGCTAACCATCACCGGCTCCAATGTGCGTCTGGGCACTGAAATGCCGGTGGCCCTGTCTCTCTTTTGATATGATCGCCTTCTTCCCCGACCGCGAGCGCGTCTACGTCAAAGGCAAGGACGCCCCCTGCCGCACGCTCATCTACTGCAAGAACGGCGGCGGCGAGAACGATTACGTCACAGTCATCCGCGAAGACAACGGCGAATGGCTCACCGTGCGCATCGACCAGATCGTCAGTGCGCCGAATCCGACTTTGGATATTGAGGACGCTTCTGACGCCTAAACAGCACACAACCGCACACATGACAATCACACTCAACGACGCAGAGCAAAAACTGGCCCGCTACTTGGCGGCCAGTCGCCATGCGTCCAACCGCAGCGAAGGGACCAAGAACTCGCGCATCGGCCCGCAAAGCGACGAGCAAACGGACTTGGAAGGCATCGGTGCCGAGATCGCGTTTTGCAAGATCCACAACATCTACCCCGACACGCAGATTGCCGAGCGTCCGGCGGCCGACGCTTATTTGCCCGATGGCACCACCGTTGACGTAAAGGCCACGCCCTACCCCAACGGCCACCTGCTTGCCGTCCGCTGGAAGAAATGCGACGTGCAGATGTATTCGTTGATGGTCGGCACGTTCCCGACCTATCGCCATGCCGGGATGATGCCGGCGCCCGAGTTGCTGCGCCCCGAGCGCTTGAAGAACTTCGGCTATGGCGACAGCTACGCGGCCAAGCAATCGGAATTGGCGGCATGACTTTGCGCAAAGGATGAAAAGACGATCAACAACAAAGGGCCGGGGTTACTTGTTCTCCGGTCAGGGTTGCGCCAATCGTCCGGAAACCCAATGCGCGGTGGCGGCACTGGGGGGTGCTGCCACCACTTCTTTACGATGAGCGACAAGAAATCCACTCCCCGCTCCCGCTTCACGCCGACAGCTCATCCGGTGATGAAGCTGCCGCCCAAGGACGTGCTCTTGGCTATCGGGCCAGAGAAGGGCTGGGACCTGCTGCTCAAGCGGGAAGAACTAATCCTCAAGGAAAAGGTAGACCCCTACCGCTACGGCTACCGCCCGCCGATTTGGAACAAGGCCAGCCAGATACTGGAGGACAACCGCGAATTGCTCGTCATGGGCGGCAACAGATCTGGCAAAACGGAGTGGGCCGCGCGCGAGGTGATTCACCGCCTATACCACAAGAAGCAGTCTGTCGCGTGGTGCTTCCAGACCACCGCCCCCAACAGCATTGAGATGCAACAACCCCGCGTCTTCAAATATCTGCCGGCCGACTGGCGGCAGGCGCGCAAGGGCACGGTCACGAACATCACCTACTCGGTCAAAGGTGGCTTTACCGAAAACAAGTTCGTCGCACCGAATGGCAGCCAGTGCATCTTCCGCAACTACGCACAGGACATCAGCACCATCGAAGGCGGCGAGATTGACATAGCATGGTGCGACGAGTTGGTGCCGCTGGATTTCTTGGAGACATTGCGCTTCCGCCTGCTCGACAGGAACGGCGTGCTCATCGTCACCTTCACCCCCATCGAAGGCTACTCGCCCACGGTAAAAGACTACCTCACCGGCGCCCGCAACGTGGAGGAGTGCGATGCGGAGTTGCTGCCCAAGTTTGAGGACAACAAAGGCGAGAAGGTCATCGTCGGCTACGAGAAAGTGCCCATCGTCCAGACAGGACGCAAGGGCCGGCCGATCATTTACTTCCAGACCAAGAACAATCCGTGGGCCGGCTGGGAGCGCATGCAGCAGGAGCTACGCAACGAGACGCGCGAGAAGATTCTTTGCCGTGCGTATGGCGTCCCGACCCGCTCCATCAACAACCGTTTCCCGCTATTCAACGACAAGGTTCACGTCATAAAACACGAATGGATTCCCAAGGAAGGCACCCGCTATCACTTTGTCGATCCGTGTTCCGGAAGGAATTGGTTTATGATTTGGGCGCTGTTCGACAAGGCCAACCGCTGTTTCATCTACCGCGAGTGGCCCTGCCCCAACGAGTATGTCGAAGGCGTCGGCTACCCCGGCATGTGGGCCGAGCCGGACGGCAAGAAGGCGGACGGACGCCAAGGTCCCGCGCAGAAAGACTTCGGCTTCGGCTTAGAGCGCTATGTAGAAGAAGTCCGCAACGTAGAGAACGGCGAGCGCATCTTTGAGCGCTGGATGGACAGTCGCTACGGCAACGCCCAGACGCTGGCCAAGGAGCGCCCCACCACACTCATCGAGGAGATGAGCGACCTCGGCATGGATTTCACCGCCACGCCGGGAGACACGATTGATGAAGGTGTCGGGCTTATCAACGACTGGCTGCACTACAACACGCAGAAGCCGCTCGACGCACTAAACCAGCCCAAGCTCTATATCTCCGAGAACTGCCAGAACTTGATCTGGTGCATGAAAGAATGGACAGGTGCGGACGGGAATAAAGGCAGCTCAAAAGATCCCGTAGATTTGGTCCGCTACTTGGTTCTTTCCGGCTGCAACAACGTCGAGGGCGACATCCTGCGCCCGCGCGGAGGAGGAAGTTACTAATGGCGCCCACCGGCATTGTTCCACCACCCCCGCGCGTTAGGCCATGGCGTGGGCGCAGCAAGGAGCCGCCGCGTTGTGGCGTGTGTTCCAAGCAGCTTTGTATCGAAGACATCCATGGCGTGGACGAACAGCTCGGCCCAATCTGCCGCGAGTGCGGGCCGCACGTCATAGAGGCAAACAAGCTCATGTATCCGTTCTGGATATAAAGCGTCAGATGTGACGACTTAATTTTCCAACAACAGAGTAACCCAAAAACTAAAGCGTCACAAATGACGAGTTAAGCAATACGAACCTCATGGCGGTGCGGCGTGGATGGACACGCGGCCAGACGGTGGAGCGTCACAAAATAACACAAGAATATGTGACACAGCGGGCATCAAGGCCCGCCACCGCCGCCAATAGCTTATGTTCACAAAAACCAAAACCATCCCCATCGACCGCTACACGGTCGGCGAAGACTTTGACCGCGAAGGTGCCCTTGGCTTTTCCCGAGAACAGGCGCCGCCGGCATTCCTCGCCGTCATAGTCAAACTGCAAGACCGCATCGCCGACGCATCAGCACTCGTCTCCACCATGGCCACGGCCAAGGAAAGCGGCTACCTTGCCCACGCCGCAGGGCAGCTCAACGCTTTGCAGGAATTGTGGGATGACATTGAGGCGACGAGAGCGGAAGCGTCGAAGGTCCGGTAGGCAGGCATGAATTTTGCTCATTAGAAGTATGATGAAAGGAGGTGGAGCTTTGTGGTTAAGATACCTGACAACGGGATTGTTTTTGGTCCCTATGGAGGCATTGGCTTTTACGAGCGGCATGCGCCGACTCGCCCTGCGGGGCGTGTCAGCATGTGGCGTTTAGTGCGGAAGCTGTTGTCGATTTTTGCCTGACACAGCGCATGTGTTGACATTGCACACAATGTGTGCTACTTGTGTTGACGAGTAGGGCATTCGTGCCCAAATCCCGGTTCTAACGTCCCGGTTCCCCCCAGACGTTTGGCGCACCTTCTTTGGAGGTTTATCCCAATGGCGACAGACAATGAGGCCGCGACAGCGGCGGGAGCGGACGATGTAGTTTCTATGGCACTAGCCGAGCTGGGCGTTAAGCGTCAGCCCGAGGAAGCCAAAGACGAGTCCGCTGACAAGACGATCTCTGACAACACGGACACAACAGAGGAGCCAGAGGAGAAATCTGAGGATTCCGCTGAAGAAGTAGACACCGAGGAGGAGCCGGCGACTGAAGCCGATTCTGCCGAAGAACCCGAGGATAGCGAGGACGCCGCCGCAGAAGAACCTGCTGGCGAGGAGGTTACGAAGGACAAGGTTCAGCGCAGGATTGATAAGCTCGTCGCCAAGCAGCGCGAAGCCGAAGAAAAGGCCCAAGCTGCCAGCGCTGAACTGGAGCAACTAAGATCCGCCAAGGCGGACCTAGAAGCCCAGCTCAACCAGACCTCCCGCCCCGTTCTCACCCCGACCGCCGACAACCCGTTGGCCGATGTGGACAGTGACGAGGCCCTTCAACAGCGCATCCAGAATGCCCAAGCGGTTCGCCGGTGGGCGCTTCAGAATACGGACGGCGCCACGATCAAGCAGCCCGATGGAACCGAGAAGTTCATCGAGGCCGCGGAGGTTAAGGACTATCTCGTCAAAGCTGACGACATCCTGACTATCCACGTTCCTGCCCGTAAGGAATGGTTGGCCCAGCGTGAGCCGGCGGTGCAAGCCGCCAAGAACATGTTCCCCGACATATTCAAAGAGGGAACGGCGCTCAACCAAGCCTACAAGGCCACGATCAAGCAGGCCCCCGATCTCCTCAAGATCCCCCAGCACGAATACTGGATCGGCCTCGCCCTCTACGGCGAGCAAGCGCTCATGCAAAAGCAGCAAGCCGAGCAGGCCAAAGAAAAGGCCAAGAAGTCTGTGTCCGCGAAGAAAGAGAAAACCGTCACACCCGTCCAGCCCGTTAGCGCGCCCCGCTCTGCCACAACAAAGGGCAGCCCTACGGCTGCGAAAAAGCGGTTCTTTGAATCAGGTGGCTCAATGCGCGACATCGAGGACTTGGTTGGAGAAATGCTCGGATAACAACCTCAAATAATTAGAAAGATATAATATCATGTCCCAAGGTTTGGTTCACCCCGCCGTTGGACTGAAACAAGACCTCGCCGAAGTTATTAGCGTTATCGACGCTAAAAACACGCCGGTCACTTCCCGCATCAAGAGCGGTAGCGATCTGGTCAATGGCAATGTGTTTTCGTGGCAGGCCGACAGCTACAATGACCCGTCGTTCGACGGTGTCCTCACTAACGCCGACGTTACTACGTTCGACGATCCCGCCAAAAACCGCGCACTCCTTTCCGGTCGCGCGCAGAAGTATCGCCGCTCCATTAAGGTGGACGACTTCGCGCAGAACGTGGATCAGGTCGCTGGCGTTGGAAAACGCAAAGAGATGGCCCGTGGCGTTTCGCGCTCGTTGGTCGAACTTAAAAGGGATTTGGAGTCGAGCTTCTGCTCCGATGCCGAATCGCAGGAACAGAGCGGTATCGCTCCCTATAAAACTCGCGGCCTCGGCCGGTGGATTCAGTCCAGCGCGCAATCGGATCTTCCCGTTGCCGCTGCTTTCCGCACTCCGTCCGCCTCGGTCAACACGACTGCTACCTCCTCCCTCACTGAGAGCGATGTGGCCGCCGTGCTTCAGAGCGTTTACGAACAGACCGGAACCATCGACACGATGGATCTCGTCTGCGGCCCGAACCTCAAGAAGCGTTTCGCCGAGTTCACCCGGTTCTCCAGCGGCAGCAACACTGCTCTGAGCACCCGTCAATACACCGCCTCGCTGAACGACCGCACGGTCATTTCTGCTGTGGATACCTACATCGGAGATTTTGGCACGATCTCTTTAACGCCTACCTTGTTCAACAGTAAGGACAGCGCCGCCGCCGTTTCACTGGCCCGTGGCTATCTCCTCAACTTCGACATGCTTGAAGTGCGTTATGGTCGCCGCCCTCGCTTCCAAGAGCTGGAAGACCAAGGTGGTGGACCGCGTGGTTTGGTTGACGCCATCGCCGCGCTCGTCTGCTGGAACCCGAAGGGCCTCGGTAAGTTCTCCGCGACTTCCTAATTAGAAACATCAAATAAGGAATTAACATGAGAACATTCGAACTCCCCGCAGAAACACAAGCCGCCACCGGCTTCACGCACAAAGTCGTCATCAGCCACAATGCGCTGACTGAAGCGGCCGACAACACCGCGCAAACCCTGACGCTGCTCACGGCCCCGGCCAACAGCATCATCAAGGACGCCGCGCTGTTCCTGTCCACCCCGTTCCAGCGCACTGGCACTGCCGCGTATAACAGCAACACCATCGTCGTCGGCATCGCCGGCACGACCAACCAGTTGCTTGCTTCCACGCAGATCAACGCCAACGGCACGCCTGTCACGGCAGCGCGCTTCAACTCCAACACGCCCGTCGTCTACACGGCGGCGACCCCGATCATTGCTACCGTCGCTTCGATGGCCAGCTATGACCTCGCGGAGTTGGATGCCGGCGAAGTTGAGATTTTTCTCAGCCTCGTCCCGCTCGCTAACTACTAAGCGTCTTAACACACTGTCGCCGAACTGCGTAGCGGGTCGGCGGCAGCAGTTAGGATGTCAGACAACTTATGGTCAGAACTCGTCCTCGATCTCGGGGATGAGATGGCCGACGCGGTCAAGCAAGAGCTGATTGCCGGTTGGAACGCCGATGCTGTTCTCGCCGCCACTCGCCAACGCCAGATCGCCGAAGCCAGTGCGCGCATAGAGCAATGCGCCATCGAAGGCATCGGCCAGAAGGACATGAGCATAGACGCTGACGCTTATTGGTCTTGGGAAGCAGCGGAGCCGGGGTGCTGGAAGGACAAAGCCTTCCGCGACTGGTTCAAGAAAAAGAACCCCGAGACTGTTGTGCCTTATACCCCCCGCAAAACCACTGTCCTCATCTAATGATTAAAGCACCCAAGCCCGAGGACATCACGGCGATGCTCTACGAGATCGACCAAGCGGACGCCGATGGCAGCCAATACGTTCAGCGCAAACTGCGCAACTGGAATACGCGATTCTGTATCTGGCCGGGGCAAAGCGAGGACGGACGCAAATGGTCCGGCGCCCAAGGCAAGCAGCCGTGGCCGTGGAGCGGAGCATCCGATGTTCGCGTTCGGCTTGCGGACAATATCATTTCGGACAACACGGCCCTCCTCTGTAACGCCTTCTTTAAGTCGCGCGTGCAAGTCCAGCCGGTGGAGTCCATGGATGTGGACAAACGCGCCGCCGCCGAAGCAGTGATGAAGTGGCTTATGTTCCAGCACTGTCTGGATGATCTTCGCCGTGAAGTAAAACTCGCCGCCCAATTCCGCGAGACCTACGGGCTGGCGGTTATGGCCGTTGACTGGGTGCAGAACACCCGCACCGAGATCAAGTCTTTCAGCATGGAAGACGCGCAGATGATGTTGGAGCAGTCGCAAGACCCCAACCTTGCCGCCCTTCTGGAAGTGGTCATGGACCCGCTGCAAGAGGAGACCGCCGCAGAACTCTTGGGGCAGATCATCCCTGAGTTGGGCAAGGTTTCCAAAGTCCGCGAGTTCCGCGACAAGGGCCTTGTCCAGTGGGAAGAGCCTTATGTCTTTGAGAGCAAGCCGGTGTGGACCGCGCTTGAGGCATGGGAGGATGTCATCTTCCCCATTCAGACCTTCAGCCTTCAGCGCGCCGCGTTCGTTGCCCGCAGAGAATTGCTCACTGAGGTGGAGTTGCGCGAGCGCGGCGCAGTCGAGGGCTGGGACGAGGAATGGATCGAAGCCGCCGCACAGCACAAGGGCCAGCTCAAGCGCATCTCGCTCAACATCCACCGCACCGATCAGTTCCTCTACGAGCAACTGCGCGACATGTGCGAAATATGGCATGTCTACCGCAAGGAGAACGATCCCAAGACCAACGCCATCCGCGTCACCCGCTCCGTGGTTAGCTACCATGTCACCGACAAGGTCGCCGTGCATGAGCTGCTGCCCTACGCCCACGGACAATATCCTTTCATCGAACTCCCCCGTGAGCGCGCCACCCGTCCTCTGCTAGAGAGCCGTGGCATCCCTGAGTTGGTGCAGACCGCGCAGGAGGAAATCAAAATTCAGCGCGACTTCCGCTCTGACCGCGCCAGCATCAGCATCCTTCCGCCCGTCAAGGTGCCGGCCAACCGGGGCAAGTTTGATCTCGTCCTCGGCCCCGGCATGCAAATCCCCGAACGCCGCCCCGGCGAGATCGAGTGGATGAATCCCCCTCGCCCCGACATGGGCAGCATTGAGGTGGAAGCCGCCACCCGTGCGGACGTGGACAATTACTTTGGCCGCATCAGCGATGCCGTCCCGCAGCAGCGCTACATGCTCCACACGCAGGAGCTAATCGACTCTTGGCTCATCGACATGAAGCTCTGCATCGCCCAGACCATGGCGCTGGCGCAACAGTATATGACTGCCGAGGAGGTCGCGCGCATCACCGGCAATGCCCAGTTGGCATTCAACGCAAGCCCCCAAGACATCCGGGGCCGCTTCGACATTACCGCTGAGTTTGACGCGCGCCTCCTCGACAACGAAGCCCTCGGCGCAAAGCTCGACTACTTGGCCAAAGTGCTCGTCCCGCTCGACAGCTTCGGCGTCATCGACCGCGCCGGCTTGGTCAAATACATGTTCCAAGCCGTTGACCCGAATCTCGCTGGCCTCTTGGTGCAAGACATCGGCGCCGCCACCGCAGCCGAGCAAGAAGACGAGCAAGGCGCCTTCGCCAAAATCGCCGCAGGCACCGAACCCCCGCTCAAAGAGGGCGGGCAAAACGCGCAAGTGCGCCTGCAAACCTTGCAGCAAATCATCCAGAGCAACCCCGCCGTCCAGCAGCGTTATCAGTCCGACGAGATCTTCCGCAGCATGATTGACGCCCGCGCGCAGGCATTCCAATTCCAGTTGCAACAGCAACAAAACGCCGTCATCGGCCGCACCGGCGCCCAACCCGCGTTGCAAAAGATGGCGCAGGAACAGCAACTCGGCATGCCCGCCCAACCCGCCGCCTAATTATAGCGAAGTTAGAGAGTTTAGCCCATGCATCCCAACGTCTCAGTCAGAAACATCGCCGGTCTAAATATTCCCCAGCACAACGCGGTTGAGCTGAATTACGTCTCCACGACAAACAATCTTTCCACGGTGGTCTACAAGGAAGGCAGCCAGACAGTCGCCACGCTCACCTTCACCTATGTCGGCGGCACGCCGTCCAGCGATGACGCCAACATCGCCACCGTCACCCGCTCTTAAATCTCCAATTTCTAATTTGTAATGGGCTTCGCCTTCAATCCGTTTACCGGCAACTTCGACCTCAAGGGGTCTGGAGGCGGCGGCGGCTCTGCCTTCTTCGCCGGCGAGGTTGCAACCTATGCCGACCTCCCGCTCGACGGATCGGCGGCCCTCGATAGCCGCTGGCTCGTCCGGTCGAATTCCGGAACGTGGCCCTTCTCGTCCTACAAACAGGCTGGCGTGTATGTGCGTAAGGCCATCGTCGGCGCCTCCCGCGAAAACGACTACCAGCTCACCGACACGTCCTTCTTCGATGTGATGAGCGACAGCTCGTTCCTTATCTACGACGACGGAGATGCGACCCGTAATCTAAAATTCCAACTCTCCGGCATCTCCTCGGGCCAGACCCGGACCTTAACCGTCCCCAATAGCTCCGGAACCATCGCGCTGCAAAGCGAAGCCTACGACTTCTACTACGCAACAGCACCGTCCGGAGCCACAGGCGGCTCTGGCTCCGTCTGGGTCTGGAACATTCCGTCATGGTCTACGATGCAAGTCATCACAATGATCGGCGCGGGTGGCGGCGGCGGCAGCGGGCGTGTCGGCGCGTCTGGCACTGTTTGCGGCGGCGGCGGCGCAGGCGGCGGCGGTTCGTTTGGCACGTTCATAACGCGCATTACAGGTGGAGATCAAATTGAGGTGCTCGTCGGCGCAGGCGGTGCAGGCGGTGCGGCGGTGGGCACGGCCACAAGCAACGGATTAAGCGGAACGACAGGAGGCGACACATATGTCAAATGGGTTACGCCAAACATTACACTGCGAACAGGCTCCGGTTTTGGCGCTGGAGTCAATGGCGGTGGCGGCGGTAACAATGCAATCGGAACCAGTGGAGCTGGTGGAACAGGAGTTACAGGAAGCATACTTGGCAGTGGTGGCAACGGAGGCGCGGGCAACGCAGGAAGTTTAACTGGCAACGCTGGTGGCGGCGGAAACAACAACTCAACGCAAGGCGGACGCGCAGGCGGCTCCATCGATGCAACACCAACGGCATTTAATGGCGGGACGAATTCGGGCAGTTCTTTTACAGACGTGCGTGAATCTTTTCTTCTGCCCAACCTCTCGCCAAAAATCGGCATAGCCGCAGCAGGAGGCAATGCTTCTATAACAGGAAACGGAGCAGCGGGAGGTAATGCAGGCGGATTGGGCGGCGGTGGCAGCGGTGGCGGTGCTGCGCTCTCTGGATTTTTAAGTGGCGCTGGCGGCAACGGAGGCGACGGCTTTGTCCGCATCAACTGTTACTGACATGAACTCACTCGCCATCATCCGCGAATCAGACGGCAAGGTTGTGACCTTTGTTCGCCCCGACCAGCCGCAGGGGTGGAAGCCGCCCGCAGGCACCCGCGCCATTCCCGACACCGACCTTCCGGCCAACTGGGAGCAAGCGGAAGAGGTCAACACCTCCGAACCGATCACCGCCGAAGAACACCTCAAATCCGTCGGCCTCGGCGGCGAACGCCAGCCCACGTTGCTTTATCTCCGCCAGTCCCTCGCCGCCGCCGGCCAGCAAAGCCCCGAGCTGGACG